TTTTTTGATGGAAATAAAAAAAGGCATCCAAAGATGCCTTTTCTTGTTCTAGAGCAAATTATCTGCCTTGGTAGCCCTTCCAACCCGGATATCTTACCCAAGAAGGTAATTCAGCAGTTGACGGAACGGGTTGACGATCCGCACTTGGCTCTGTAGTTGCCATCGCTCGAATATATTCTTCATTGGTCATTAAGAACTTATCGCCAGTAGCTTTTGGAATCATAGATTTAACCATCACTTGATGCTGAAACCATTCGCTGTTTGTGTCTAAAACACCATTCTCTTTAATGGCATCAAAGATCATTCCTAACTGTGCTCCGACTTCTCCGTAGGCAACTTTACGTGCTACTTCGTTACTAGTAAATGGTCCGTCTCTTTCTACCCAAACCATCTTTTGTTGTCCTGGGCTCCATTCTAAAGTCCAGTCCATGGTGATGTCGTCCGGAGCATCTACCCATGCCATTGTGGCGCCAGGGCCTTCGTAAATTTCATGATCTTCGCCAGGTTCTACGATCTGAGAAACCCAGCCTTGATATCCCACTAATGCTTTTTTCATAACTTTTAATCTCCCAGATTATTTATATTCTTCAACTACTACTATTCCCGGACGACCGTCAGATCCTCTATGTCCGTGGAAATAACCACCCGTTCCGCCTGTGCCCGGAGCACTATGAGCCTGGTGATTGTGTGAAAAGTGACCCCCTTGTGGGTGTCCGCTTGGTGCAGGTCCGCCAAAGTGGCTTGTTCCGCCTGGTCCAAAACTGTGATGGTGTGAGCCGCCAGAACCAGTGTGTATGTTTAAATCACCACCGCTGGCACCTCCGCTAACACCGCCCGAGTGCTGATTTTGTCTATTAGCACCGTGGCCGCCTTGAGCACTGGCATAAGGTCCAAATGATGCATAGTCTCCGTTTCCGCCTGCATTGGCATAATACGTGCCACCGCCACCGCCACCGACATATACAGACACAGATGAAATACCGCTAACATCTAATACACGCTCGGCGTATCCGCCAGCTGCACCAGATTCGCCGTGACCAGATCCGCCGCCTCCGGCCGCTTGAACTTTTACTCTAATATATCTAACGCCACTTGGTCTATTCCAAGTTCCGCCTCCTGTAAATACCTGCATACCAGAAAAGCCTGCTACTGCATATTCTAGGCCGTTGTTAGATGAGTTAGTTCTTAACATGGTGTTTGAACCACCGATACTAGTTAAACCTGTTCCGCCTTTTGATATTGGTAGGGTTCCAGTCACTGTCGATGACGCAAGGTTTACAGCCGAGCTAGCCATTTTTCCAGAAGTAACTGCTCCGGCGGTGATGTCTGCATCAGGAATAGATCGATCTGTGATCTGACTAGTGCCGATCTGCAAATCAACGATTGCTGATCCTGTTAAATTTTTTAGTGTCTGATAATTAAATGGCATTTTTCTACTCTATTAATAATATTCTGTAACTACGATAATTCCAGGCCTTCCATCGGAACCTCTGTGTCCACTGAAGTAACCGCTGGTTCCACCAGTTCCTGGAGCACTATGTCCTTGATGATTATGAGCAAAATGTCCGCCTTGTGGATGGCCGCTCGGTGCTGCGCCTCCAAAATAAGTTGAACCGCCCATGCCGGACGATCTTTGTTCGTGTCCGCCGCCTGCGCCACCGTATAAATTCAAATCACCGCCAGAACCGACACCTGGCAATCCGCCGTTATGATTATTATGTCTATTACATCCATGACCACCGCCTGCAGATACATATGGTCCAAACGAACTGCTTGCTCCATTACCGCCTGCGTTATTATAATATGTGCCACCGCCACCACCACCGATTGTGATGCCTACTGACGGTATTCCAGTTACATCTAATACACGTTCAGCATATCCACCAGCTGCGCCGGACTCTCCGTGGCCACCGCCACCGCCACCACCTCCCTGGACTTGAACTTTGATATATCTTACACCGCTAGGTCTATTCCAAGTTCCGTTACCGGAAAACACAACCATACGATATATTCCGGTAGGTGCAAATTCTAAAGCATTATTTCCCGAATTAGCTGCTAAAACTCTAAAAGATCCAGGTAAAGAAGTTAATGCTGTTCCTCCTTTGTTAACTGGCAACGTTCCAGAAACAGAAGCCTGTGTAACATCAACAGATCCTGTTCCCAATTCGCTTGATGTGATTGTTGAATTCGCTAGTTTGGCATTGGTAACTGCGTTTGTAGTAAGATCTGCACCAATAATGGCGTTATTAACCAATGCCGCTTGGCTTATATTTTTTAGTGTTTGATAATTAAATGGCATCGATATCTCTCTTAATAAAAACTAGTAACAACAACTAGACCAGGACGTCCGTCTGAACCTCTATGTCCATGAAAGTGAGCACCTGCGCCGCCTGTGCCTGGAGAACAATGAGTTTGGTGATTATGAGCAAAGTGGCCGCCTTGTGGATGACTGCTCGGAGCACCGCCTCCCCAGAATGTGTCTGCATTTGATTGAGCACTATAAGCATGGTGACTAAATCCGCCACCTTGGTGTAGATTTAAATTTCCACCCGATCCAACACCACTAACTCCACCGCTATGTTGATTCTGTCTGTTAGCACCATGTCCGCCACCTGCGGAAATATATGGGCCAAATCCAGCGTAGTCTCCGTTGCCGCCTGCATTGGCATAATACGTGCCACCACCGCCACCGCCAACATAAACAGATACTGATGAGATTCCAGTAACATCTAAATAACGTTCTGCATATCCTCCGGCACCGCCACCTTCGCCGTGGCCTGATCCGCCGCCACCTGCTCCCTGAACTTGCACAAGAATATATCTTACTCCACTTGGTCTATTCCACGTTGAACTTCCTGTGAAAATTTGCATTCCCTGTATACCGTGAGGATTAAATTGTAAATTTGAACCATCACTGTATAATGCTTGGTATGCTCCTCCTAAAGAGGTTACATTAGTTCCGCCTTTATTAATTGGCATCGTTCCTGTAGTGGTCGACGATCCTAAATCTACAGCGCCGGAACCTAATTTTCCAGAAGTAACGTTACCTAATTGAATCTTTGTGCCTGTTACAGCACCGTCGGCAAGATCTACAGAATCAATAGAGCCGTCAACGATAGCTTGATCGGTTAAGTTTTTTAATGACTGATAATTGAACGGCATTCTTTATTCCTTAGATAGCTTCTAGTAACCAACCTCTTGTTGCATCATAATAAACCATTCTGACACTAGCACCGTTGGTGCTAATAACCATAGTGTCTAATTGACGCATAATTCGCCCACCATTTGGATTGACTGTGCAGTTATTTGTTCCAAATGTTCCTGCTACATCAGTGATTTTTACAAAATCTCCTGGGTTCGGACTAGCGGGAAGTGTTATAGTCACTGCCGCACTGGTGGTATTTACCCAAAATGATCTGTTAGCAACTACTGTTTGGCTTGAGCTAACATCTACTCTTTGGTAGTCGCCAACTGTGACCCACGAACTGCCGTTGTAAATTTCTAACTGACCTGTTGATTGATTATAAAAGGTAACTCCTGGGTTTACCGCAGTTGGTCGTTCAGCAGTCGTCCCCATGATATTGGCAGACATTGTTGCCTGAATACCTAATGATACTATTCTTCCCATGTTTTTACGCTCCTATTAAGCTGTTGATGTTTCGATACCATACACCACAGCAGAAACGTTGATAGCACTTGAACGCACTACAATCAATTTTCCAGCATCTAATACTAGACCTGTTCTTTCTAAAACACCGTTAGCAGTTATCTGAGCATCATATTCGATAAACTCAGCATTGCCTGGTGTTGAAGTAGTCGCTACTGCGATACGAACCGCTGCTGCTGTTGCGCCTCTGTTACATAAGTTCACAGAAACTACAGCAAACGTGTCCGCTGGACAGGTATAGACCGTAGTATTTGTTGCTGCTGATAGGTCTGCTGTTCCTAATCTTCCTGTTGCCATTTGTTAATCTCCATTATCTATTATTTAAAAAGTAGTTCCAAGCTACTGGGTATCCTGTTACGCCACCACGGAAATCAAATCTTGCCTTCATTTGGATAGGTGTATTTGTTGTAGTAGTGATCTGGTTATTACTAATAAAGATAAAACCAGCTGTTACACTATTTACGTTCAATGATGCACCACCGCCACCAATTTGTGCGGAAATGTAGGCTTTAATTGCTCGTTGTGTAGGAACAACAGAATCTGAGTCTGCGGTAAAGAACGGATCTGTGGAGAATTCAGTAATACTTGCTGATGCTCCACCGAGTGTAACTTCACCCAGTGTAAGTTCTTGTAGACCAGCGATATTAAATGCGTCAGCATTTAATGTTGCGATACCAGTGGATTGTTCAATTGTGAACAAATCACCAACTCGGAAGTTACCGTCTTGGTCAGTTGATGTAAAGAACACTCGTCCACCATTGTTTTCAACAGTTTCATTAGGCTGGAATGGATCTTGTGTAAAGTCATTTGGATAATTGGTTTCATTGAAGTTACCTGATCCAATGCTTAAGAAGTCGTGTCCAGTTAAACGAACCTGTGAATAACGAATTCTAGTTGTTGCTGTTGCTCCGTGTTCTGGAGATTCGCTTACAGCTAGTTGTGGGCTGATTTGGAAGAACGCTGTGTAAGAACCGTCATATGATCCTCTGAACGATACAACGTTAACCAACTTAAATGTTCTATCCGGTAAGTTACTTAATACAACGTTTGATCCAGCTACTGGACGTTGTGTTAATCTTCTTACGGCTACATATGATCCGCTTTGATAGAAATCACCATAACCGTCACCGCTGGCAACTTCACCTGCGGCTGTTACATATCCTGTTCCTCTGTTAACGAAGCTTGGGTTGGCCAATGCTCCTTTACCAATTCTTACAGTGAATGGCATTTCATAGATATTGTTAGGATCAGTGATAGTCATTGTCGGAGCAGATGCATAACCAGAACCTGGTTCTAATAGTCGAATAGCAAAGATCTTCTCTTGGCTAACGAATGCTCTAGCTCTTGCAGTAGCACCTGTTCTAATATAAGAAGCCACTGTGCCTGCTGTAGATCTTTGAACAGCAACAAATAAGCCGTATCTATTTGGATTACCAAATGTTACACCGCTGAATCCGTTAGCTGCTGTAGATGTTGTTCTAGAAGTCCATACAATACCGTCTTCTGAACTTGCTGCCTGTGTGCTTTGACTTACTGCAAAGAATACACCTTGACCGTAAGTGATCGAAGTCCAACTTGCAGTTGCTGGCAATGTGCTTGCTGCCCAAGTTGCACCGTCTAAGCTGTATGCTGCTACAGTTCCGCTGGTGTTAGACACAGCAACGAATCTGTTATTTCCGTATGCTACAGAATTCCAGTTTGAGCTCGATGGTAATGTAGCTGCTACCCATGCTTGACCGTTGTCTAATGAGTATGCTGCGGCTGTGCTGCCTGAAGCAATAGCTACCCAACGACCTTTGCCGTAAGTAACATCTGTCCAGTTAGCAGAGCTTGGTAATGTTCCACCTGCAGTCCATGATCTACCACCGTTGGTTGAGTATGCAGTTTTGTTATCACCGAATGATACTGCTACCCAATAACCCTTAGCATACTTGACAGAAATCCATGATCCTGTGCTTGTTGGTAAGTTAGCGCCAGCTGTCCATGTAGCACCGCCATCATGTGAATATGCTGTAGCTCCAGTAGCTGCGATTGCTACTATTGCAGAAGCTGTAGGTGTTGCAGTTCCTGTTCCGCCTTGTGCTGTTGCAATAAACGATACACCAACTGTTGTGCTTGGAGCACCAACTGCTGTCCAGTTAGTATTTCCTAGTGTAGCAATAGTGTATGCTCTGCCAACAATAAATGCTGAACCAGTTTCTGCTACAGTTAAATCGCCGCCTGCAACACTTGTCCATGTTGTTGAGCTAGGCATTGCTCCGCCTGCGATCCAAGATGTGCCGCTAGGTGAAATATTTGTAGTAGTAGCACCTGTCGATATTGCCACATAGTGACCGCCTTGACCGTAACCGTCTGTATCAAATGCTTGGATAGCACCTGTTGTTGAGTTAACAGATGTGATTGTTACAGTAATATTGTTAGTTGGTGCTGCACCGCCAACGCTTGTTCCGGCAATTGTGATAGTGTCTAATCTAGCGTATCCTGTTCCAGCAGTTTTGGTGATAACATTATATTTTGTGCCTTTCTTAAGAACCAAGAATGTAGCACCTGTTCCTGAACCACTTGTTGTTCCAGATACGTTGTCATAACCTCTGCTGATATTTGAATAATCCACATCGTCCCATGTTGCAGAATTGTTCAATGTGCTAGCAGTTGATGTATAACTAGGAGCAGTGAACGAAATTCTTGGTTCGATAGTATATGTTGTCGAAGCATCAGGTGCAGCGATAGTAGTTCCTGGAACTAGATGATCCCAACCAGATACACCAGTAGTTTCTTTCTGAACACTAGCTAGTTTAGTTCCTGCGTTGTATGCTGTAATAATACCGTATTGTCCTGCACCTGTTCCACCTGTTAGATAAATTTTCATTCCAACATATGCAGAATTAATTTCTTGATCAGTTGCTGCGATTGTGATACTTGTAGTAGTTCCACCCTGTGCAGTATTACTGTTGGTTAAGTATCCTTCACCGCCATATTGACCTGAAGAATCGTTACCTAGATCCAATAATCTAACTTGGAAAACTGCATCATCGCGGAATTCATCTGCTTCAACAGATGCGCTAGCTCCTGCTCCTGTTACATTCATTGTAGCAGAAGTGTATTCTGATCCAGCATTTTCAAATTCTACTGTTAAAACTTTTTGTCCGTCGGTGAATGCCGAACCTATAGTAGAAACAAATTGATATTTGTTATCGACCATACCAACGTTTGGTGTTTCGGTAGCATCAAATCCCTCTGCAACGGAACCAAAATCACCGTATGAGTTATTACCGTTTGTGCCACGAATCTTACCACCGTTCTCAGCTAGATAACCAATGTGTGAGTAGTATGTGAACACAGAAACAAGTTCTGCTCTACCATTGTTTGTAACCCATGCACCGATACCATCGCTGATCAACTGTGTGAAGTCGTTGGAAACGATAGATCTGTTACCGCCGTTGTGTAGTGAGCCATCGATCTTTTGACCAATTGCTGCTCTACCGAATGTTGCATTATTTTGAATATATGGAGAACGAGTTCTAATCCATGCGCTTTCGTCATCTGGACCCCATCCTGGATCCAACGAGCAGTATGCGCCGGCAGTTACACGACGTGTTCCATAATCGTTGT